GCGTCTGCAAACATTGCTGCCTCTAGTGGTGTTGAAGCTAAAGTTGTTAAGCCTGTCGTTGCCACTGGTACAGTTTCTTGTACAACTGCGCTTGATGCCCAGCGTACCCGTGAAGTATCGGCTTCGACAAATATAGCTGCCACAAATACAATTGATGCAGTACGAGTAAAACCGACTGAAGCCTCTACAAATATTGTCGCCACGGGTAGTGTCTTTGCCAATATATTTAAAGACGGCGACATTACAGAAACCGCCGCAACAACTGGCTCTGTAACAGGTCGCCTTGCAGTCGATGGTGATATTACTGAGAGTGCCGCCGTCACTGCGTCTGTTGCTGCCAGAGAATCTATCAACGGCGATATTACTGAGAGTGCCGCTATTACAGCGTCTGTTGCTGGACGATTAGCTGTAGAAGGTGCAATTACAGAGTCCGTTGCGGTTACAGGCTCCTTCGCCGCCCAAACAGGCACAAATGGCAGCATCACTGAATCCGTAGCCGTTACAGCGTCTGCCACCGCCAGCCTCAAAGAGATTGATGCCGCTGCTACTGGCACAATTACGACAACCTCGTCTGTTGATGCGCAGAGAGCAAATAAGCTCATACCATTTGGTGATATTAACATCACCACTTCGGCGGATGCTCAAAAAGTAAATCTAGGTACAGCTACTGCTTCTATTTCCACTACTACATCAGCAGATCATAGATCAGTTAAAGTAGCGGATGCAGCGGCCTCTGTTACAAGCACATCCAGTGTAGCAGCAGATCGTGTGAGAACGGGTGATGTTACAACAGATGTAACAACCACTTCGTCTGTATCCGCAATTGTAGATGAAGGCATACCAGTAGCTGGTAGCATTACTTCGTCGGGTTCTGTTTCAGCGAAGATTGTTAATGATGCAGAGGCTGGCGGGACGATTACTGCGTCTTCTTCTCTGGATGCGCTTCGGGTCAGAGTGGCAGATGTTGCGGCCTCGACGAATACAGTTACCAGTACCGTTTACCAGCGCAAACGTACCGCCGAAATTTCTGGCAGTATAACTGTTACTTCGACAGTATCGGCAACTACGGATGAAGCTATTGCCGTCAGTGGCTCTATTACATCTTCTGGCAGTGTGGCAGCGGGAGTTAGCACTCCAGCAGAGGCTACCGCCAGCAGCGTAACCACCACCAGCGTGGCAGCTAAAAAGGTAGGTCTGGGAGAGGCCGCTGCTTCAGCAGCAATCACTTCCAGTGTCGATAGTGAGATTATATCGGCAGGGTCTATTACTGAGAGCGTTGCCGTCACTGCGTCTGTATCGGGCAGATTGGCTGCTGATGGAGATATTACGCAGTCAGAAGCCATAACTGCGTCTGTTGCGGGTAGACTAGCGGTTGAAGGCTCCATCACAGAAGAGATGGAAATCACTGCTGTTGCTGAGTCAAATATCAAAACTGGCAAAGCAAGCAGAGATATTACGGTCTCGACAGGCGTCGATGGTAAAATCACAGCAATTGGCGCTCCAGCCGCAACTATAACCTCTTCAACCACTGCTGCTGCTGCACGGGTACGGGAAGTAAGTGCATCCGCATCAATCTCTTCCTCAAGCGCTACAGATTCTAGAAGAGTAAGAGTAGGCGCTGCATCGACTGATGTATCATCGACCACCAGCCAGACGGGAAATATAAGTCTTGTTGCGCCAGCATCTGGATCAATATCTGTCACAGGTACGGTTGATGCCGATAGGATCAAAGACTTCAGTGCAAACGGGTCTGTAGCTGCCACAGGTGCGGTAGATGCGGATCGGGTAAATGATGGGGCAGCGGTAGGTTCCGTTGCGGTAACAGGATCAGTACAAAAAACTGAGATTATAAACGATGGTGCGGCGAGTGGATCAATAGTTTCGTCGTTCTCAACAGACTTCAAACGAATTAGAACTGTAGATGTTTCTGGCGATATTGACCTGTCATTTGGGGCGCAGGGTTATACTGGAACCGTCATCGATGCGGTAGTATCGGGCAGTATTTCTACTACAAATACTATACATACTCAGAGAATTGTAAAAAGTTCCTCTTCAACAAGTTTAGCAAGTTCTAGTTCTTTCGCCGCAAACCGTGTCAGAGTTAATCGTCCTACCATTAACTTTAGTACATCCACAAGTGTAATAGGTGGGGTAGCTTATACGTCTACCATAACAGGCGCAATTAGTACCCCCCGTGCATCTATAAGCGGAAGTGTGTTCACGTTCACCGAGATACACAACTCTCCGTTCAGTGTAACTACCGCCGTACAACCAAATAGACCCTACAAGAGTACGTCTACTTCAACAGCGGCATCTCCATATAAACGTGTAGCTTAAAAGGCTTAAAATGGCTGACTTTCTTAGCTTAACTAACCGCATATTGCGGCGTCTAAATGAAGTAGAGTTAACCTCTGCTGACTTTGCTAGTGCGCGGGGCATACAAGCCGCCGCAAAAGATGCAATTAATAGCGCAGTTTTCGATTTAAATAGACAACAGTTCACATGGCCTTTTAACGCCGCTCAAGAAAATACTACATTGGTAGTAGGACAGGTTGAGTACTCTAACCCTCTAAATATGAAGACTATTGAGTGGAACAGTTTTCAAATCACTAAAGATGCGGGGACAGGTGTTGAGGAAACATACTCGCTTAAATACCTAGACCGTGACGTGTATTATGCAAACTTTAGAAACGAAGATGATGATAATACATCAGCAGGTCTGGACAAGCCTATCTACGTTTATAGGTCTCACGGCACGGGCTTTGGTGTAAGTCCCGCCCCCGACAAAACATATCGTTTAAGCTTTAGATATTTTTTACATCCAACTGAGCTAGTCGATGTAGCAGACACGCCAACAGGAAACGTAATATACCCGAATGTCTTGGATTACATCATTACTGAGGGGGCTATGGCGCACCTTTATTTATTTAAAGATAATCCAGAGGCCGCGCAGCTTGCCATGGCAAACTTCCAAAATGGTATCGTTGATCTAAAAGCACAGTACATCAATCAGTACGACAACATCAGAGATACTCGCGTGAATTTTGGCGGGAATATGGGCCGCTCTGGCTTCGTAAAAGTGACAACCCATGGCTGATAGAATCCAGAGTTATAAACTGATTTGCTCTGGGGGACTTAACTCTAACGAGCATCACCTTGATCTTGCGGAGAACAAGTCAGGTGCGGCTACTAGATTGTTAAATTACGAGCCAAGTCTTTTTGGAGGTTACCGCCGTATTGAGGGCTTTACGGATTACGACACAAACTTCACTACTGTGGAAGAAGGAAGTGTGGGAAACGAAACCTCTGAAGGAGCAATACTAGGATTAGCAGTTTATAAAAACGAGGCGCTGGGCAATCCTTATGTAATTGCTGCGAGGAAAGATGTAGGCTCTGCCGAGTACTCATTTATGTATCATACTCCCGCCGTAGGTTGGAGAAAATGGAACACTGTTAATACTAGCAATACTCATCCAACAAGAAATATGTCTAACAGCAACGGAACAGTTACAAAGATTAGACATGCTCAAATAAATGTAACGGATGGCACATCAAATAAAAGTATTATTGTATTTGTCGATGGTGTTAATAAAGCAATCGTTTTTGATGGTACAAATTGGTATGAAATTAACCCAACAAACACAGGTGGCACCAGCAGCCCTGGTGGTCCTAACGCCCTTGAATCGCCCTCTCTTGTAGAATTTTTTGATGCATATTTGTTTTTAGGTGGTGATCCTACAAAACCTGCAAAGATTGCACAGTCCGATACTATACTTTCTTTAGACACCCTGCTGACTTTTACAGCAGCCTCTAACTCTGACCAGTATGACATGGGTTTTAATGTCGTTAATTTTAAACCGTTCCGCGATGCTACGTTTATATTTGGGGAAAACTCAATTAAAAAGGTTGAGGTTAATCCAGACACTACGGCTACCAATGTATTTAAGATAGAAAGTATTACTTCAAACGTAGGCTGTATTGCTCCAGACAGTATTCAAGACCTTGGGGGACAGTTAATATATTTAAGTGCAGGGGGACTTAGACAGGTTTCTGCAACTTCACGAATTGGTGATACAGAACTCAGTTCTATTTCATCTTCTATTCAAGGCCGAATACTTGAGATAATTAACAACGAAGATTTAGACACCATTAGTTCTGTCGTTGTGCGACAAAAGAACCAATATAGAATGTTTTTTGGGGACAATACTGGAACAGGTTCAGGGGTCTTGGCGGGAATTGCTCCCGAAGGTGACGGGCGTGAATTTGAGTTTAGTGATCTAACTGGATTCAAAATGAACGTGGCTACCTCTGAATTTATCGGAAAGACAGAGTATGTCCTACATGGGTCTTTTGATGGTCGAGTGTATCGACAAGAAAAGGGCAACACTCTTGGTGGTGATAACATCGTCAGTATTTATTCCACCCCGTATTTAGATTTTGGGGAAACAGAGACCCGCAAGATAATACATAAGATTAACACGTTTGTGAGAGCGGAAGGCCCGTTCACAATGAACCTCGCAGTTCAATATGATTGGGGAGATCCCAACACACTAACCCCCGCTGAATATCAACAAAGTAGCGCTGGCGCTCCTGTGGTATTTGGGGGAAGACAAATCACATATGGCGGGACTGACATCAAATATGGCGGCTCCTCAAAACCTGTACTTGTAACAGACATACAGGGGTCAGGATACGCCGCAAGAGCGACTTATGTTTCTGTGGGGACAGATGCCCCGCATTCACTTCATGGCATAGTTTTTGAATACGGACAGGCGGGTAGGCGATGACGGGTTATACCAGACAATCTTCGGGCAGCATTCAGAACTCTCTGGATATTACAGCGGCACCTTTAAACAATGAATTTGATAAGCTTAGAGATGCTTTCAACATTACCACGGGGCATACGCACACAGGCACGGGGAGCGATGGAGATGCTCCTAAAATACCCTTGGGGACATCTGTAAGTGGGTATCTCCCCGCCGCAAATGGGGGTGTTGGGGGTATTAATAATATCACCGCTACTACAGACCCTACGGTAAACAATGACGTTGATGAAAACTACGCTGTTGGGTCCATGTGGATTAATACCACAACAGGGCGTCTTTGGATTTGTGTAGGCAATACAGACGGCGCAGCGGTGTGGCGCTCTCAAGCCCATGTTAGCGCGGTAGATACAGCCATTGTCCCCGATACAGACGCTACAAGCACAACAGGCATCTCACTAGGCACAACCAACAAGAGATTTGCTGATTTGTTTCTGGCACAAGATCTTTCTGTCGCGGGAAATGCTTCTGTGGGTGGTACATTAACTTGTACCACTTTAAACGAGACTTCCGACTATAGAGCAAAGACTATAGACGGCTCATTGTATCAGGCGGTGGATGATATCATGATTGCTAATCCTGTGATGGCGACCATGCACAATGAAAATGTCTCCCGCCCAATGTTTATCGCACATGAACTTCAAAAGGTATGTCCATGGGCAGTAAAAGGTGAAAAAGATCAGGTAGATGAAAATGGTAATCCTATCTACCAAACTGTTAATTATACTACGCTTGTTCCTTTTCTGTGGGCTGCGCTTCAAGAAGTGACTGCCAGACTACATGACTTAGAGCAGCGAGTTGATCACAGACTATAAGGGGTTGCATTTAGCTCTTAATTATGGTATAAATTAAGGGTAATGAAGAAAATAAAAGTTCG